AACGCGGTATGCGAATGCTCGAAAACATGATGGCACAAGATTATGATTATGTTTCATCTCTACCAGATTTGGAACTCACGGAAGCTGATATTGAGGCCTGGATGTTGCGCTACCCACAGGCCACACAGTTGAAGCTTCGCGCTGCTTGGGCAACTTGCAAAGAGATGTCCATGTCCACTCAAACCAGCGGCTGCGTCACCGATGATTGGAAAAAAATTTGTGTCGGTTCTGCTTTCATCAAGAAAGAAATAGCGAACAAGTGTTTCTACGGTGCGTTTGCCGAACTGGAACGTGACGAAAAGGAAGAGCCCACCCACAAGCCCCGCAATGTAATCTCTTGCACAGCGGAATACAACGTGTTAGTTGGGCCCAGCACCGCCGCGTTCATGAACCGTTTACGACGCCCGGATGGCACCTTGGCCCAGCATGGGTTCGCTAATGGTGCATCACAAAGGGCGCTGGGACGGTGGTTTGAACATTACGCCAATGTGTCGTCAGGACACATGCGGTATGAGGTGTATGAAGCCGACATCAAGGCCTTCGAATCCACGCAGCTAGAGCATTTTGCCCGGTTGTGGATCGATCTCATGGCCCGACTCGGCGCTAACGCCGCTATGTTGGAGGCGCTGAAAGAAAAAATGAACACGCGCGCGTACGGTGCCGGGGTTCAATATACAGCCGGAGCTCGCAAACAGTCGGGCGTTCCTGACACTCTGGCCTCCAATTCCTTTATTTGTTTGATGATCAATCTCTGGGCTGCTGAGCGAGCCATGCCCGGGGTTGAGACTGCTGTTCTCACGCAGGGCGACGATTGTTTGTTAGTGTTTATGCAATCACCACGCCCGAAAATACAATGCGACTTGAGTGTGCGAAAAATGACCAACGACTTAGCTTGTTTGGGCTTTGAGAACGTCATCATCGCACGTGAAGAATTGTGTGAGGTGACCTTCTGTTCTGGTATGTTCCTACCATCATCAAACATAAATACGGGCGCAACGGAACTGGTGTTCGCGCCGTTGTTGGGCAAATTATTGTCCAAGGCTGGC